ACAACTGATAAGTTAATGAAGCTCCAAAAGGATACTAAAGAGGTGAAAGAAGGCAAGGACCAAAAAGGTCCTGCAACGGTAAACAATACTATGTTTGTCGGCAGTACTGCTGATCTTGCGAAAATGCTAAAGCGCGTCGAAGAGGACAGCACAAATGACTCAAGAACAGATTAAAAAAGTAGAAGTCGAAAAAGAAGAAGATGATGATAAGAGCGAAGTGCTTGGCAATCTTGTCAAAGTAGTTGTTCTTATTTGGTCAGCTTCACTGCTCACATTCAGTTACGTTCGTTTACCTAATGGACAGAAAATTTTGGATTTCGATCCAACATTTATTGCCTCTGTGTTTTCTGGTTCTTTAGCTGCGTTCGGATTGAGTCCAGCAAAAAATGGTAGCACTCCAAAGAAAGCCCCGCCTATTGGAAAAAAGGAGGAAGAAAATGCAAAAGGTAATTAATGTATTAGCAGTTCTGTCATTCTTAGGAACTGCAAGTATCATCGGTGGTGGTAGTTACGTTTACTTAAAACGTGATGCCATCGTGGAGGATGTTAAAGCAAAGATCACAGCAGCTGTTTCACAGACTATTACTGATGCTTTGCCTGGTTTAGTTGATAGTGCTGTACCAGAGCTTCCTAAGGCAACAGGTCCCGCTCTCCCGTTCTGATTATGTTTAACAAGAACAAAGAACAATCAGGCGATTATTATCCAGAACCGACCACGACACCAACAAAGAAACCATCAGGTTTTAAAATAATTGTCAGTACTGCTGGCGCATTGTTTGCCATCTCACACTTAGGTCTTCTAGGTTATTTGATTGACAGGAAGGAGGAACCACAAGTTCCTCAGGTTCCCGTCATCAATATTCCTAGAGGAGACTATTCATCTTACAGAATCAAAGCTGGTAAGGATGGATATGAAGTTGAGTATCGTGCTAATGATCCCAAGATCTTGGAGTCTGAAAGATCTCTCGATCTAGACAAAGAGAAGAAAGGATTCTTTGGCGGAGGATCTGAGCAGCGAACTGAGTATCGCCGTGATCAGTACACTATGGACGGCACCCGTAATATCGGAGGTAGCGTCTCAGACGCTGAGGGAAAGTCGAGTGCCCAAAGCGCCGAGTGTATAGCGGCGGACGCTGGAGCACGGTCTCAAGGTGCGATGGCAGGAAGTAGCATAGCTGCTGGTCTCGCTGTCCCAGCGGTTGCTAGCATCCCCTATGTGGGTTGGTTAGCGGGTGGTTGGGCATTACTCTTAGGTCAGAAGGCAGGATCCGAATTGGGTTCTCAAGTCGGGCAGGTATTTAACGATTGCTAGGTTTCTTTTAATATGGATATTCTTATTAAAGATATTGGCATTGACAATGTAAATATCCCCGACATTCAAGTCTATCAACCACCAGGGTGGACAACTAATCCTTCTGCAATATTTGCTGCCCCACCAATCACACAAGAGGTTGGTGTGCCTATTGTTAATATGCCTGGTTGTGTAGAAGCTCACGAACAGAACACCACTAGTGAAAGAAGTGGTGTTCTTTCTGAGGACGACCCTAAAGGCGTAAAGACTTTTTGTGATGCAGGCACACCATCTTTTAATCCAATGGATTTTAATAAAGATGAGTTGGAGATAACTGGTGAGAGACCAATTCCAGAGTTCAAAGGATCTCAACCAAAGAACGAAACACAACCCACTCCTCCAACTAAAGATATTCCTAAAGAGACCACACCAAAGATTGAATGTCCTACTCAGAAACAATTATCAGAGGAACCTGTTGGTTTCATCTTTGATGGTGGTAGGAAAGAAGTCACAGGATATAAACTAGTCGGCAATCAATGTATTCGTGAGGTACGTGATGTACCTATCATTGAACAAGCTATAAATGGATTACCCCCAACGGGGACCGTAATCACCACTGGGGGTATTGCTGTTGTTGCTACCACATCTGCACTGCTCGCTAAACCTTTTGCAGACATTCTCCTCAAGGTGATCAAACCTACTGTGAAGAAAGTCCTGAAGAAGGTTGCTGCAATCAGGGGGAAACAAATGAAGATCTTGTCTGTAAAGGAGCGCCAAGCAGAGCAGCGGGATCGGAATCAAGCGATTGCAAAGCTTCGCGCTGTGAAGGCGAAGACGAAGAAGTAGCTTTAGGGATTCCGTGTGTATGGGGAACCATAAAGTTTACTCCAGATACTTGCACATCTGCACATATAGCAGCATATTGTGTCCCAGGTGCAAAACGAATTCCTTTCTTTAATAACTCACCACAATTTTTAAGTCTTGCAATCTCAAAATCTAACCGCTTATTAGCAGTCAATTGTTCTTGCAATTTAATTTGTGTTGTAGCAGCTTTCTTACACAGGTCTTGCAACTTTCTATCAGTAGGTGTACTCCACGTCATAGAGAAACCAACACCTAGACTGTAGTTATCCTTCTGTCCAGTTCTAGTTTTTTTACGGAAGACAATATCTCCTGGATTATCTAATACACCATCTCCCATAGGATTTCCATCTGCATCGAAGGCACCGAAATTATCGGTAACATCGTACACTGGATCCCAATAATATGGTTCGTATGGTTTTTGAGCTGATGCAGTACCAGTTACATACGGGGTAAAGTTCCTAGTAGGACCCTGACATTGAATGCCGCCTCCGTAAGTATTAGTGATGTAAGGACCCTGTAAAACCTGAACGGCTTGATTGGTCACTGAGCCTGAGCTATTAGCGATTGGAGATGCTGTTGCACTTACACCCCCTACAGTCTCCGCCAGAGTGGCAGGGGCAATCGCAAGGTTTGTTAGACATAGCGTTACTGGGAGAAGATACTTGTGGTGTCTGTTACGCTGGTTACCTCTGTCACCCTTTGAATGATCGTGTGATTTTGTAAACCTGGAGAAGACAGAGTTTCCGTAAACTGGAAAGCTTCTCCTGGTATTGTTTGGGTGAACGTCGGTTTTGAATTCACTCCTGTCCATTGCGAAGTCACTCCTTCAATAGTTACGTTAGTTGATGATGTACCTGGAGATAAATTACCGCTTGCGGTAATTCCAGATCCTGTTGCAGAATATTGATAACCTGTAGAATAGTCCATCGAATTGATGGTCTCGGTTATTTTTTGTGTTGTCTCTGTGTGGCTCGTCATTGAGCCCTGTGTGAAATTTGGGACTACAGGGACCGCCAGGGCAGTTGCAGGTATGGCACTTGCAACCACCACACTTAGGACAGACCAACGAATCATAGTATTCATTGTCATCCTCCTCAGTCAATGACTGTAATCTCGCTAACGAATTGTCCCGTTGCAGATGTACCAGCGCCGCCAGCAGTCAGTGTCATACCGTGCCCACTTGTGAGTGTGCCTGCCAACGATCCAGCACTTCCAGCTGTGTAAGAAGTAATCGAACCGAAGTTAGGAATAGTACCTACGGTAGCAGCAGAGGCAGGGACAGCATCACCCTGAGTGTAAGAAGCACTGTAAGAGAATGCATTGCCAGAGGTTGCCTGAGAAGCAGTAACAACACTAGAAGCACCAGTGAAGCCATCGCTAGTCATCAGCACACCGTTACCAACGACACCCGAAGTGGTGCCATCAGTGGTACTCACTCCACTACCAGAGGTGGTGAAGCTATGACCAATTCTTGAAGCAGTAGAACGAGCAGCATCAACAGTGAGTTGAACACTAGATGCGTGCTTAGTAACAAGTCCGCCAGCATTAGCAGCAGTAGCGGTCATCAGCAACATTGCAAAGGGTAACAATTTGCGCATTGGTTTAGTAAAATACCCCAAAATATTTAGGTGATAAATACCTTATAGGAACATCTAGTTATAAATATGCGCTCCTTTAAAGAAATCCTCAAGGATTTGGAAGCTGCAGGTTTGAAAAAAATCAATGAGCGTTTTGATTTCAGCACTAAACGTACCTTTGGAGTTCGTGATGGATGCTGGTCTCATACCAAATGGTCCGATCTAAATAATAACAAAGAAACTTAATTACAATGTCAAAGGTCGTTTTAAAAAATACACAGACAAAAGCTGTTGTAAAGGTTGTCGGTTCGGCAACTGAGACGATCGCTCACGCCGATCTCTCATATGATGTCTTGGTAGAAATCGGTCAACCCGAATTCAATTCTGGGCAATCCCCCGCGTCAGCTGGTGAGAAGATTAGAACGCAGGTTCCTACACATATGGAAATCAGTAGAGTAATTTACTCTAACGAGCACAACTCTTATGCCAATATCAGTAGAGGTGCTACTGTTGTAATGCACTTGACAGGTAATGGAGAAATTGATTTTGAAGGACAAGTGACAGAGAACGAGTCTTCTGAACTACCAATTACTGTTGCTTCATCGTCTGGTGGACACGAGTACACTGTTTATCTGTTTATCAACAAAATTGGCGTTGCATAACTTAACAGATAAGTAACAGCTACTAGATAGAGTAGTTACTACTTTTATATGAAATTCATTTTTGCATTCCTTGCTACGCTTTTTCTTGCTACACCAGCGTGGGCGGTAGATGTACAAATGGGATCTAATGGTAATCTTGTGTTTGATCCTGCAGAGGTTACTATCTCTGCTGGCGAATCGGTGCATTTTATTAATAATATGCTCCCTCCTCATAACGTTGTCGTTGAGGATCGCCCTGACTTAAGTCACGAAGCTCTGGCAATGATGCCTGGTGAAGAGTTCGATGTTGCATTCCCCGAAGCTGGTGACTACACTTACTGGTGTGGTCCTCATAAGGGGGCTGGTATGATCGGTACTATTCACGTAGAATGAAACTCTTTAACACGGTGATTCTTGATATCACCGTCACTATTATAGACTTCCTCTATAGAGGAAGAGATTATCCACGCTTTTGGGTGCTTGAGGAGATTGCTCGGGCACCCTATTTCGCATTCTTGAGTGTCTTGCATTTAAGAGAATCTCTAGGTTTGCGTGGTGAAGAGCACCTATACTTGATGAAGGAACACTTCGCTCAGTCTCTCAATGAAACAGAACATCTGGAATATATGGAGAGCAGGGGCGGTAGTGCTCATTGGGTGGATCGCGCTTTCGCCCGACACCTCGTCCTTATCTATTATTGGATCAATGTGGTTTATTACTGGGTGGCTCCTCGCGCTGCATACCATTTGTCGTATGAAGTAGAGATCCACGCAGCTGTAACTTACGCTAAGTATCTTGCAGAAAAAGGACCAGATGAAAAGATCCTTGAAATCCTTAACGACGAGCTTAATCACTCACGTGAACTTCACAACGCTATGGAGATGATCTGATGTTCAAAGACTGGGGGAAGGGTATCGAAGTACCCAACCACGTTACAAAAGAAGAAGTACAGAAGATGATCGATGCTGCAATGACAAAACATAATCGTCGCGCATCAATAATTAGTATAACCCTAGGCACAATCGCATTAATAGGTTATGCCGATGGGATGTTAAGAATTTTAGAGAGAATACAATGAATCAATTCACTGACTACCAGTATGCTCTTATTCTCGATGCCTTAGAGAAGAGAAAAATTGCATATATGGTAGGAGACAAGATGTTCAATGATTATCAAAAGGTCATTAACATTATCCAAACTAAAAAAATGTCGGCATCTGATTGGGAGTAAAATGAAAGTAGGAATGATTGGTCTAGGTCGTATGGGCGAGGGTATGTCTCGTCGTATGATCAAAGCAGG